ACGGCCCGGCTGCGGTCGCGCAGGTCAGCCAGCCCATCCCGGCGGCAACGGACGCGGTGGCCTGCGCCCGCCGGAACCGGCGGAACTTGTTGTTGCCCCCGGCGACGTGCCAGGTCACGGCCGCCAGGGCCATGCCGCTGACTCCGAGGCCGGCGGACGCCAGCCCCGCGGACAGCGCCTCGCCGCCCCACATCTGGTTCGTCGCGAACCCAGCGGCCGGGGGCAGCGTCGCCGCGCCGATCCACGGGGTGGCGTAGGGGACGGCCTTGCCAGCCAGGTGGCCGACGACCTGCCCGACCAGACCGCCCTTGCCGAAGGTGACGGGCACGACGTCGGTGGTGTTGACCTGCGTTGCCCCGTTGGTGCGGGAGGTGACCTTCGCCATCACGCGTCTCCGATCGTGAACTCGCGGCGCGCAGGCTTCCCGCTGCGCTTGCGCTGGGCTTCCTGCTCGGGCTTGATGAAGTGCCGGTCGAAGGCGTGGGCCATCTTCAGGGCGCCGACCCCGAGGGCCTTGGCGGCCTCCGCGGACACCTTGAGGTGCATGGACACCAGACGGGCCTTGACCCGGGACTGGGCGCCGAACGTGTACCAGCGGCCCTTGTACGTGGACAGGACAGCGTTGATCTCCTCGGCGCGCATGCTGAGGATGAAATGCAGCTCGCGGCCCAGCCGGTTCACCGCGGCGGCCAGCGCCAGGATGTCCTTCTCGTCGCGGAACTCGATCCGCTCGATCGCGGCGATCATCCCGTCGCCCTTGCGGTTGCCTCCCCCACCGGACGCGCCCTGACCTGCACCGTTACCGCCCTGACCGCCACGGCCACCGCCGTTGCCGCCGGTGTTGATGGTGACGTTCGGGGTGAACGAGCTGCCCAGCCCGCCGACGAAACCGCCGGCTGCGGCACCGGCCGCGCCCGCGGCACGGGCCGCACGGCCGGAGCCGTTGTTCACGGACTGCGGCGGGACGTTGGGCTGCGGCGGCGCCTGCCGGGTCTGCGTCATCCCGGAGTCGTTGTCGTCGGCCCAGTTGTACGGGTTGCTGCCGGCCATCTCAGTTCTCCTCGTGCAGGGTGGTGGAGCCGAACCAGAGGGGGGTGCGGACCTGGTCCAGGACGACGTCGTCACCGTCTGCGACCTGGGCTTCCGCGTGGTCGATGAGCTCGTGGGCGGCCAAGAACTTCGCGGTGGCCGCGGCCGCGTACAGGTCGGTCAGTCCCCAGCGGGAGCGGCCGGCGGCGAGACGGACGAACAGCCGTCCGGTGCGGGCGACGCCCTCGGTGAACCGGGCGATCCGGTCGATCAGGGTGGTGCGGCGGGAGCCGTACACGGCCGCCCCCTTCCAGGTCAGTGGGTCTCGGTGTCGGGCAGGACCGCGGCGAGCGCGGTGTAGGCGCGGGAGGTGTCGGCCCACAGGGCGCCGGACGCTGCAAGGCGGTCCACGGGGCCGCTGGCGTGGGCGGCACGCTCGGCCGATACGGCGAGGAGGGCGGCCTTCTCAGCGGCATCGGCAGCGAGGGTGAGAGCGGTCTGGCGGTCCATGCTCAGTTCTCCTTCTGGGTGAGGTGTCCGTCGGCGATGAGCGCGGCGGCTTCCTTGCGGTACTCGGAGGCGGTGGAGTCGGTGACGCCGAACGCTTCGGCGATGGCCGACAGCGGCAGCGCGGTGTGGTCGCCGGCGTGCTGGGTGAGGATGATCCGGGCGACCTTGCGGGCGGTCCGCTCGCGGGGCGACAGCTTCAGCTGGTCCTCGGCTTCGACCGCGCGGAGCTCCATTTCGGCGGCGGCACGGCGCGCTTCGGTGGCAGCCTTCTTCGCTTCGGCGGTGGCCTTCTCCGCTTCGGCCGCGCGGGCCTCGGAGATACCCCGTCGGGCGTCGGCATCCGCCTTGCGGGCGGCGGCTTCGGCGACGGCCTGCTCGACTTCGGCCGAGTCCCGGTTCACTTCGGCCGCGCGGGCCCGCGCTTCGGCGGCGGCCTTCTCCGCTTCGGCCGCGCGGCGGTCGGCTTCGGCAGCGTCCGCCGACTCAATCGCCTGAGCGGCTTTCTGGGCGATCCGGGCCTGAGCCTCGGCGGCCGCCTGCGCCTCCGTCACGGACGCCTGAGCCTGCGCGGTGGCCGCCGTCTCGTCGGCAGCGGCAGAGATCTCAGCGGCCCGGATCTCACTCTGGGTACGGATGCTGGCCTTGCGCCGTTCGGCGGCCCTCTTCTCGGTACGCGCCTGCGCCTCCAGCTCCAGTGCCTCGTTCTCCTCGGCGCGCAGCTGCTCGGCTTCCTTGGCCTGGCGGGGCAGGGCGAGGGCCTGGTCGACTGTCAGGCCGAAGCGGGCCATTGTCAGGGGCAGCATCTCGTCGGCCTGCGCCCGCCGCCGCCAGCCCCGCCCGTACTTCCGCTGAAGCATCGCCGCGTACACGGTCCGCTCCTGCTCGATCTCCACCGTCTCCTGGTAGGAGCTGGTGCTCCACAGCTTCATGCGGCGCCACAGGGCGGCTGTGCGGGCCGGAGAGAGCAGCCAGCGGGCGAGGGGCACGCCCTGACTGTCACGGCCCGCCTCGGTGTCAGACGCCTTGACGAAGGCACGGCGGGCCGCTTCGACGGCGACGATGAACAGGAGCGGGATCACGCCGTGCATGGCCGTGCCGATCGGGTCCGCGGTCACCGGACCGGGCGCGGCGGCCGCGTTGAACACGATCGTGGCCACGGTCAGCAGGTGGGCCACGGTCCGCACGATCGGCCACGGAGTGTGACGGCGGATCAGGTACAGGTCCAAGGCGTACAGGACGACGATCCCCGCGTCGATCCCGACGGGGAAGGCGTAGGAGAAGTCGCCGAACCCGCGGTCGAAGGCGAGGGCCCGAAGGGTGTTGTAGGAGCCGGTGAAGCCGATGCCGGCGAGGACGATTCCGCCGACGATGGCGACGACCGTGAGGGCGCGGTCGGAGCGGCCGGCGGTCGTGGCCGAAGCGTCGGCGGGCGTTCCCGGAATGGACGGGGCCGCGTCCGAAGCGAGGGCCTGCGCGTCCGAAGCCGTGTCCGGCGCGGCCGGAACGGGCCCGGCCGGGGCCGAAGCGCGGTGCAGGGTGGCGAGCGACATCGGGTGACTCCTGGGTCAAGTCGGAGGGTGGAGGCGGACTGACGGCTCCCCGCGCTCCCGCCCGACCGGAATGCGGTTCGGGCGGGAGAGGCAGCGGTCAGGCGTTGCCGAAGTGGGCTTCGAGGGAGGCGTTGCGGCCGTCGCTGGTCGTGTAGGCGATCCACTCGTCGCCCGTGACCGGCATCCGCCCGCCGGGCTTGGTCATCGCCACGGCGTAGGGCAGACCGTCGTGGAGGTCGTTCAGGAACATCCGGATGGAGACGGCCACGGCGCGGGACTCGCCGGGCACCGAGTGCGGCCACGTCTGCTCCGCGATCGCGTCCTGGAGACGCTCACGGCGCGGGCGGGTCGCCCGGCCGATCAGCCTGTCGACGAACCTGGCGGTGGCGTAACCGACGGCGAGGGCGGCCGCGATCGACAGGAACCCGCCGAGGGTGAGCGGCGACTCCAGGTCGACGTTGGACAGCTCCAGCACGGTGATGGACACGGCGGCCGCCGCGAAGATCGTGGTGAGGGTCTGGGCGGCGTAGATCAGGTGGAGGGTGCGGGCGGGGTTCTTCATGACGTCCTCTTCTCGGTGTTGGTGATCAGGCGAAGGCGGGGCGTGCCGGTCGGGGCGGGGTCGGCGTGGCGCATGCTGTCCCGGCTCCCGCCACGGCGGGCGGCGTACTCGGCGAGGGCCCACAGGTTCGTCACGTCGATGTCGACGTGGCCCAGCGAGTCGCCGTCGACCACGGCCAGGGAGACCCGGATGGTGCGGCCGCCGGGGTGGGGCAGGGAGACGGCCAGTTCCGAGGTGGCCTTGATGAACAGGCGGGCGGCCTGCTCCATCAGCGCGTGGTCGATGTCGAAGGCGCTCACCGGTTCTGGCCCTTCTTCAGGGCACGGCGCTCACCGGCGGTCAGCCCGCCGAAGATGCCGTGCTGGCCGACCTGGCCGCGCGTCATGGCGGTGTCGAGGCAGACCTGGCGCAGCGGGCAGACCGAGCAGAGCTTCTTGGCCTCAGCGACCGTCGCGGCCAGTTCCGTCTGCGCGAAGAACATGTCGGCGAGCCCGGTGCACGGCGGTCGGCCGGCCGTCTTCGCGCACTCGCCGCGCTGGGTGGCCCGGGTGTGCTGGGCGTGGGCAATGGCCACGTCGCTGATCGCGTAGAGGTGCTCCCGGTGGTTCAGCGGGTTGTACCAGTGCGGCAGATCGTGGGTGGAGGCCAGGCGACGCAGCGTCGTCATGGCCACCGGCAAGCCGGTCTCGGTGAAGAACTTCACCAGCCAGCGCAGCGGCCGCGCGTCCTTCGGGATCCGGTCCGGGTCGCTGCGGCGGATCTCCATGACCTTGCCGGGGCCGACGAACGCCAGCTCCCGGAACGCCCAACGGCGCTGCATCCCGGCGCGGGCGCAGTGCCGGTTGATGCAGAACGCGCGGCCGTTCTTGGGCAGCAGGGTCAGGCACCCGCAGGCCGGGCAGCCCATCTGCCGGACCCGGTAGTGCGTGCCGATGATGGCCTCGGACTTCATCGCCTGGGCCTCGCGCAGGGCGAGGGCCTCCCGTTCGGCGAGTGTCGTTCCCTCCTTGGCCAGCTTGGCCGCACGCGCGAGGGCGTCGTGCCCTTCGGCGATGTGGTCCAGCACGTTGAGGTTCACTGCGGCCTGTCCTTCCGTCCGTTTCGCGGTGGGCCCCTCGGGGCGCCGGCTGGTGGAGCCGGGCTGCTTCCAGTGCGGGGCTTCGAGCAGTGCGAGGAGCTGTTCGGGTGTTGCGGGCATGGCGGTCCCCCGGGCGGTGCGTACTGCGGTGGTGATGCGCGAGTGCGCGGGGCCCGGCAGAGGGGGGTGCGTGGGGCGCTGCCGGGCCGACCCGGGGTCAGCCGAAGAAGGGCTCGACCCTGCTGATCTGCACGTAGTTGGCGCGGGGGTCGTCGAGCTCCGCGTCGCCCTGGAAAGGCCGGCGGACGATGCCGTGGAGGGTGACCTCCAGGCCGTCGACCAGACACATGGAGTACTCGGTGAGGGTCTCGGTGTCGGCGGCCGCGTAGGCGGACTGCCCGAACTCGTTGACGACGACGAGGGTGGCGCGGGGGGAGTCGACGGTGCCGTGCTCGCGGATCTGGTCGAGCACGCCGGCGACGATGACGGGGGTGCCGTCGGTCAGCTTGTTCAGGGGGGTGGCGTAGCGGCCGGCGCCCTTGTCACCGGCGAAGGCGACGATCGACGCGTCGGGCGTGCCGTAGGCGATGGGGTGGGTACTGCTCGGCTCGGGGTTGTGGCTACTGTGGTCCATGTGGATCGCTCCCTGGTTGCTCAGGCGGTGCGGCTCACGCGAGGGTCCGGTCTCATCCACCGGGCCCTCTTTCGTGTCTCCTGCGGGCTTGATCGCTGGCACACTTCCCGTAGGAAGCGGTCCGGCGAGTTCCCGAAGAAGTAGCCTTCCTGTAGGAAGTTAGGCCCTTCGTCATGTAGAGTCAAGCCGCATCCGATAGGAAGTTGATGGAGGAGGCGAAATGGCAGGGACGGTGTCCGGAATGACCGCCTATCTGAAGGCGCGCATCGACAGGGGCACCCTGAAGGCGGGCGACAAGCTGCCGCCGACCAGGGCCCTCATGCACCAGTTCAATCTCAGTGACAACGCGGTCTACCGCGGCATTGCCCTGTTGAAGGCGGAGGGCTACGTCCACTCCCAGCAGGGGAAGGGCGTGTTCGTCTCGGTCCGCCGGAAGCTCCTCGTGGGCAACGCACGGATCCGAGGCATCACGCACGCCGGCGAGACGATCCACCACAAGCGCAGCGAGCGCGTCCAGGCCCCGGACTGGGTGGCTGAACGGCTCGGTGAGGGCGAGTGCGTCCACCGCGTCCGGACCGTGCAGCAGGGCGACCTCGTTGTGGAGGCCTCCCAGTCGTGGGTGCACGTGGACGTTACGGAGGTCGTGCCCGAGGTGGATCTCCCGCAGGCGTGTGACCCGACTTGGCAGAAGGTCTACGAGAAGCGGTCCGGGAAGGCCGTGCAGTCGATCGCCAGGGCGGCGGAGGCGCGTATCACGACGCCCGAGGACCGCGAGGCCCTCGGCCTGGACGACGACTACGCCGTCCTGGTGGTGCGCAGCGTCTACGCCAGCGAGGACAAGGTGCTCGGTGTGGGCGAGGCCATCTACCCGCCCGGTCATCCGCTCTCGATGGACTAGCCGCAGGTCAGACCGATGGTCGGATGAGCGCACAGGGAGCGGGGGGAATGCCTTCCCCAATCTGTGCGAGTGTCTGTCTACGACTTCAACCGCGTTCCCTGGAGGGGACCATGCCGTACAGCACACCGCCTCACATCCAGGCTGAGTGGATGAAGGTCACTGAGGCTGCCGCCATCATCGGCGTCGACCCCCGGACCCTCAAGACCATGATCCGGGATGGTCGGCTGAAGGTGCGCACCATGCAGTTCGACCTGGCCACGCGGATCCACCGCGGGGACTGGGAGACCGAGCTGGCGAAGCGGATCACCCCGCCCGTCAGCGCGTAGCAGCACCCCCAGAACGCGCTGAAGCCCGGCGCTACCAACGCCGGGCCCCGGATGCGTTTGCACTGGCTGGCCGGGAAGTCCGCCAGTGCTGAGAGTTCCAACCTTCATAAGCAAGGAAGCTCGAAGCCCACGTTACCTGGCACGGGGATTTGCCGGTAGTCGGGGGCCGTGTCGGCACCGCCACACAGCTTCCGCAGACTCCACAGGAGCACTACCTATGGCGTCCCCCGCCACTCACGCATCACCCGCAGCGTCGGCATCCAGGCCTGTCGTTGTCGCTCACTGGCTCGCCAGCCAGGGCATCCATGTTCACCCCCTAATCCCCGGGCGGAAGTTTCCGCCGCGCAGCTGCAACCGGTGCTCCCCCGGACCGCGGGACGACAGGAACCCCCTGTACATCGAGCACACCCCCGAGGACTGCAAGTGCATCGCCGCCGGCCGGTACTGCCACGGCGTCCGGGCTGCCACTACGGACCCTGACCGCATCAGCACCTGGTGGGCGGCCATGCCGAAGGCTGGCGTAGGCATCGCCGCAGGCCCCTCGAACCTGGTCATCATCGACGTCGATCGCCACGAGGGAGTAGCGCCGCCCACCGACAGCACGTTGCTGCCCGGCCTCACCCCGCCCGCGGACTTGAACCTCTCCACGATCGCGGATGGCATGGATGCCCTCGGCATCCTGTGCGAGATGCGCCAACAGCCGCTGCTGGGCGTCGCCCCGGAGACCATGACCGTGCAGACCCCCAGCGGTGGGATGCAGTTCTGGTACCGGGTGAGCAACGGCTTCGAGTGGAAGCCGGACAGCAAGAAGCTCGGCTGGCAGATCGACGTGAAAGCAGCATGGGGGTACGGCATCGCGCCGGGAACGTGGACTCCAAAGGGCACGTACACCGCACTCGGCGACTGTCGCAGCATCGCCCCTCTCCCTCAGTGGCTGGCTGAGGATCTTGAGCGGACCGGTCACCGCCGCCGCCCAGCTGCTTCCCGCCCAGCTGCTGGTACCTGGAAGCCGCAGGTCACCGCTGAAGGAAACAGGCTGGTCGCCGAGGCGTTCCGCAAGACCCTGGAGAACGTGGCCAACGCCCCCGACAAGGCAGTCAGCGACACCCTCAACGGGGCGGCGTACTACCTCGGCCGGTTTGTCGGGGGCGGCTACCTCCGGCAGGAGGCTGTGCACGACGCCATCACTGAGGCTGCTGCCCACCGAGGGGTCGACCGTTCGGAGCGCAAAGCTCAGGACACCATCCGGCGCGGCATCGAAGCCGGTATGCGCCGCCCACGTGTGATCGGAGCGGGCGCATGAGCGACGGCCTGAACATCGACGCACTGCTTGGTGACGCCCTCACCGACGACGCCCAGGCCGCCGCTGTGGATGGCGCGGCTACGGACTTCCTGAAGTACAAGCGGGAGAAGGACAAGAAGGAAAAGGCCCAGCAGGAGCTGGAGAAGCTCTCGGCCGAGGAGCGCGAAGACTTCGAGAAATGGCGCGAGGCCCAGGCGCAGAAGGCCACCGAGATCCCCGCCGCCCGGATCCCCCAGCCGTCCTACCCGTATGCCGAGGTCTTCGGCATGGACCCCAGGACGACCACTCCCGAGGGCTACAAGGTGACCTACGACGGAGTCTTCACAAAGACCCCCGGGCATGACAGCGAGGGCTGGGTGCGGATCTGCCTTGCCCCGCTGGTTGTCACCTCCGCCTTCATCGACGCCCGGGGGGAGCAGAGCGTCGAACTGGCGTGGCGGAGCCGCGGGGCCATCGTCCGGAAGCTGGTCCCCCGCAGCCTCATCCGGCGGGGGCGAAAGCTGGTTGAGACGCTGGGCGACGCGGGCCTTCCCGTGATGGAAGCGGACGCTCGATTCGTCGAACGCTGGCTCGGAGAATTCGAGGTCGCCAACGTCTCCGTCCTGCCGCATGAGTACGTCGCCCGCAACCTTGGATGGCAGCCTGACGGCACGTTCATCTCAGGCCCTGAGGATGGCGCGCACCTCTCCCCTCTGTACGACGACCAGCAGCGTGCCGTGAACGCCTACCACCCGGCTGGTTCTCTGGAGAAGTGGCGCACCGCCATCGCAGGCCTAGAGCCCTACCACGCGGCACGAGCTATCGTCTCCGCTGCGTTCGCACCCGTCTTGCTCAACGAGTTCCGCGAGCCGTCGTTCATGGTCGACATCTCGTTCCGGTCCACAAGCGGCAAGACCACCTGCCTGCGCTGTTCCATGTCCGTATGGGCCGACCCCACCGAGCGGGCCGGGGCCATCACCTCGTGGAACACCACGCCAATGGCGATGGAAACCAAGCTGAACCTGGTTCGGGGCCTCCCCAGTGCGTTGGACGACACGATGCTGGCCCGGTACCCGGAGCTGGTCGGCGAAGCCCCGTACACCCTCAGCATGGACCGGGGTAAGTCCCGCGGTGGCCAGTACGTCTCGGGACTTGAGTGGCAGACCGTCCTGCTGTCGACTGGGGAGCGGTCGGTGCTCTCCCACACCAAGGGCCAGGGCGCTTCAGTACGTGCTCTCGCCTTGCAGCGGCGCCCCCTCGGGGAGGGTGCCGCAGACCTGGCCGAGAACCTGACCGAGGTCACAGCGAAGAACTTCGGGCACGCCGGCCCCGAGTTCGCCCGGCGATACCGCCAGCTCCTGGCTGACGACGAGACCCGGCAGCGTCTGCACGCTCGGCGTGACGAACTCGTCGGAGCCCTACGCGGCGACACCGCCATGACCGGACGCCGGGCACCGAAGATCGCACTGCTGGCTCTCGCCGAGGAACTGGCCTGCGGCTGGGGGCTCCTGCCGTACCGGGCTATGGACGTCTCCGACTGGCAAGCCCTCTTCATCGAGGACGTCGACACGACGGACGACCGACCCGAGCAGGCCATGGAAGTCGTCAGAGCCCACGTTGCAGCGAACTTCGCATCCCTGTACGACTCCCAGGCCATGCAGACGTGGAGTGCTGGCGAGCAGCGAGTCCCCAACGGCGGTTGGCTGGGAGTCATTCGCAGGCAGCGCAAGACCGGACTGGTGCGCGTCGCGCTCACCCCCGAGCGGGTCCGCGAGATCCTCAAGCGGGCCGAGATCGAGTACGAGGCGATCCTCCAGGGCTGGCTGGAGTCCGGCTACCTTGAGCGTTCCGCCAAGAGCGGCAAGGACTACCTGATCGCGGTCAAGGTAGGGAAGGTCGCCGCGAAGCACCTCGTCTTCACCGAACAGGGGATCCCGCTCGGTGGGGCAGAGGATGAGGACGACTAGCCGAGTTACCCGCGAGGCTCAGTTACCCGGACTGAGGGCCCCCAGTTACCACCGTCAGGTAACTGGGGGCCCTCTTGTTTGTGCTGGTCAAGAAGCTACGCGCTCGTGAGTTACCCAGTTACCCAGTTTCCGGCAGACACAGATCATGCGCATGTGCGCGAGCGTGCGCGCGTACTTAGCACCTCTCTTCATTTTCTTGGGTAACTGGGTAACTAAGAGAAGAGAAGAGGTCATAACAGCAGGTCAGAGGCGTGATAGCCAGTTACCCAGCCAGTTACCCACCCGGGTAACCCGGGTGACTGGGCGGGTAACTGAAGCCGCTGGGGGATGAGCGGGGGGAACAACAGCCGCGAATCGTGCCAGCCTGTGTATAGGCGCGGGGCCGACCCGGGTCCGGACACCCAGTCCGGGCCCGGGAACGGACGACCCCACGAGTGATCGGACCCCCGATGACAACTCGCACCGCCCACGCCATAGCCCGCCATTGGGACGGCTGCCGCAAGCACCGAGCCCCGGCCGTCCTCCGCGAGGACATCGCCGAACAGGTACAGCGCCACCTCGGCCACGGAGCCGACCCGGACTACCTCCGCCGCATCTGCTGGTGGATGGCCACCGAACGCCCCGCCTGGTTCGACCTCGAGCTGGCGATGTCGATGTCCGCCGCTCCGCAGCCCGACCCGTCCACGGCCCCTGTCGGCCGGAACCACCGCTGCCGCTGCCGCGCCGTTCTCGCCGCGGCCTGACCCAGGGGGATCAGTGAGCACCGAAGACCTCAGCCGTGAAGACGTCGCCGCCCTGCGCCGCGAGGGAGACTTCCGGGCCTTCCTGCGCCAGGGCATCCGCCAGGGGCAGGGCGTCCACGAAGCGGGCGTCCAGCGGTTCCGGCGGCGCACCAGCCAGCCTCCGGCCGATCTGCCCGACGCCACCGGACACGTCCCCGGCGCCTGGCCCACCGGATCGGCCGGCGCCAGCACCACGTGCAGCTGCACCCGCTGCCAGTCCTACGCCACAGACCAGCCGGCGGCCGACGAACTGATGCGCCGCACGCACGCCTACCTGAACGACCCCGAGGGAACCGAGTGAACACCTGCACCACCTGCGGGCGCGGCCTGCACGACGACCGCGCCCTGTGGTCCACCTGCCAGACCTGCCAGGACCGCATCAACACTCTGTTGACCGCCATCGAAGCGGACTGGCCCCGCCTGTCCGACGCCCTCGAACCCACCCGCGGGCACTCCGGGCCGCGCGTCTCCGGCACGGCCGACCGGGCCCTGCCGATCGGCGGCCGCATCCTCGACCTCATCGGCCCGATGGGCGTCGCCACCCGGCTCTACTACCGGTACGCGTCCCTGGCCCTGGCCCGACGTATCCAGCCCGCCACGATGCCGCCCGGCGCCGACCACCGCGTCCGCCTCGCCCTGTACGGCATCCGCAAGCACCTGCCCTGGGCGGTCCAGGGCGCCGACCTCGCCGAGCTGGCCGCCGAGCTGGAGAAGATCGCCCACGACCTTGCCGCGGTCACCGGGGGCGCCCCGGCGGCGCCGGCCGTGCCTTGCCCCGCAGAGCTCCCCGACGACGGCGGCCGCTGCACCGGCCGGATGCGCTACGACCGGGCCCGCGGCACCGCGCACTGCCCGGCCTGCCGCACCAGCCTCGACCCGGGGGAGTGGCTGGAGACCTGGGTGAAGCTCGGCCAGCCCACCGTCTGAGTCCGGACATGCCGAAGGCCCCGCCCTGGGAAGTTAGGGCGGGGCCTTCGTGGTGAGCGGCGACCCCCGCGTGCTCACCATCAGTATCTCGCCGAATGGGGTGGCCGTTCCCCCTGCTTCCCGGCGCCGGAACGCCGCTCTGCGAGACTCACGGAACCTCGGGTTCGGTGAACCACCGAACCCGTAGACCTGCGAATCAGCGAATCCGTGATCAAGGAGAGCCATGGCCTACCGCATCGCCATCGGGAACAACAAGGGCGGAACCGGCAAAACCACCACAACCGTTCAACTTGCCGCAGGGCTCGCCGAGCACGGCCGTCGCGTCCTCGTCGTCGACATGGACCCCCAGGCCAACGCCTCCCGCCGCCTCGGCTTCCGCTTCCAGGAGAGCGACCCAGTCCCCACCGTCTCCGAAGCCATCAAGGCCGACACCGAAGGCATCGCCGCCGACGTCATCACCGCAACTGGATGGACCGAGCCCTACAGCGATCGCATCGACCTCATCCCCGCCCGCTTCGACCTTGAGAACAGGCTCAGCGAAGCCGCCGTCCTCGGGGCCATCTCCCGCCTCCGCAAGGCACTCGCCGGCGTGGACGACGACTACGACTTCACCCTCATCGACTGCCCGCCCTCCCTCGGCCACCTCACCCAGATGTCCCTGTGCGCCGCCACCGCCGCGGTCTGCACCCTCGAACCCGAATACGACGCAGTCGAAGGTGCCGTCCGCTTCCGCGACTTCATCCGCTTCCAGGCCGACGAGCTGAAGAACCCCGACCTGACCGTCATCGGCTACATCGTCAACCGCGTCCGCGCCAACCTCGGCGCCCACGAGTTCCAGCTCGATGGACTGGCCGACCTCTTCGGTGACCGCGTCTGGTGCCGTCTGGACGAACGGACCGTCATCAAGGACGCCGCCGACGCCGCCGTCCCCCTCGCGCAGGTCAAGAACCAGAGCGCCCGCGTCCAGGCCGCCGCCTACCAGGAGCTGGCCGCACGCGTCATCAAGGAAGCGGCCGCGTGAGCAACAAGCCTGAACGCCAGCGCCCCGGCGGCACGTCCCCACTGGCCCGTCGGCCCCTCGCCCCGGCCGTGGAGCAGCTGCACATCGGCGGCAAGGCGGCTGAACCGGTAACCCCAGAACCCGCGAACCCCAGAACACCGGAAACACAGAACCAGCGGACCAGCGAACCCGCGAATCCGGAGACACCGGAATCTGTGGACCCCGGAGTCAGCGAACCCCGGGCTGAGCCGCGGTACACCCAGTACGTGCGCAAGGAAGCCCGCGTCCGCGACGACCAGGCAGCCGCCCTCGTGGTTCTCCGCAAGAAGGTCGCCGCCCAGCGCACCGCGAAGGTCGAGCCGATCACCGACAACGTCCTCATCCGGCTAGCCATCGATCTGCTGCTGGCCAACAGTGACCGGCTGACCGGCGACACCGAGGACCAGCTGAGAGCCGCACTCCTGGCATCCCGCGATTCACCGAACCACTGAACCACCGAACCACTGAACCACCGAATCCGCGAATCACAGATTCATGTAGGGTGGCGTCGCGCCGTTCGCAGCCGGCACACGGGTAGGCGGACGTCTGAGCACCAATCGACGGTGCAGGGCGTCCGCCGGACCCCGTGGGACCGCGGAGAAAGGGCCCCGCCGAGGGAGGAAGGTCCGGCCGGGCGAGCAGCGCCGGCCCCGGCGTCCCCCTCGCAGCACAGTCGGCGGCCACGGAACCCCTGGCGGTCCTGCGACAACGCCAGGGGTTCCGGCGCGTCCGGGGTACACCTCAGAACAGCCCGACTGCCTCAGGAAGCTCCGGCACGGTGGCCGACGCCTCGGGCGACACGAACAACAGCAGCGCACCGGCCGGTGCGGTCACGGGCTTGAGCGATCCGGGACAGCTCATCAGTTCCGGGGTACGGCCCGACGCCGGATCATGCCGCCACGTCCTGCCGGTCGTACTGATCGCCACGTCTCGCCCACACACGGGGCAGCCGGTCCGGGGAAGGGAAGCCATGCGCGCAATGCTCCCCTTGATCCCTCCGAGGGCCAAACGGTTCCGGGGGAAGCGTTCACCCGGGCCGCGTAAGTCACGGGTAACCTCACATATGCGGGTTAAAGATGCGACGAACCTTGGTACGGAATAACGGGCCTGACGGACTATGAGGGAGCGACAGTGACAGGATCGGACATTGCGCGCACGGATCACGGGGGCGTTGTCCCGGTGACCGCAACCGGCGCCCTCGCCTCCCCCGAGGCCTTCACGCCCGACGTCCTCGCCCGCCTCGCCGAGATGGAAGCCCGGTCCAAGCAGCACGAGCAGAACAAGCGACCCGAGAACACCCGCGACGGCTACGCCGCTGACTGGAAGGTGTGGGAACAGTTCTGCGCCCAGCTCGGCATCCCCGCCGCCGCCATCACCCCCGGCAGCCTCACCGCGTTCGTGGAATGGCTCTGGATCCAGCCCGGCTGGCGCCCCGGCACCTTCACCGCGCCCTCCACCATCGACCGCCGGCTGTCCGGCGTCGTCGTCACCGGCCGCACCAAGCTGGATCTGGTCCTGGACAAGACCGTCGCCTCGAGGGCCCGCCGCGTCCTCAAGGCCAAGGTGAAGGAGCTGGAGAAGACCGAGGAGACCCGCGGCCGCGGCCAGGCACCCGGACTGCTCATCGAGCACCTGCGCCAGGCCGTCGTCGCCGTCCCGGACAACCTCCTCGGCGTCCGCAACCGCTCCATCGCCTGCACCCAGTTCGCCATCATGGGTCGCGAGCACGAGGTGGCCTTCCTGCGGCAACGCCACTTCACCGAGCACGAGAACGGCCTCCGGATCGACGTCCGTGTCTCCAAGGTCAAGCCGCGCATCGTCAACGTGCCCCGCGGCACCCGCCCCTCCACCTGCCCGGTCCGCGCCTGGCACGCCTGGAAGGAAGCCGCAGGGCTCGACGACCCCGACGACTTCGCCTACAAGCCGCTTCACCCGCGCTGGCACACCGTCATGTCCGGCGGCCTGGACCCGGAGACCATCGGTGACGTCATCACGAAGCTGGGGGAGTGGGGCGGCCTCGACTTCCGGCCCACAGGCCACTCCCCGCGCCGGGGAGCGGCCACCAGCAGCAAGCGCGTGGGCAACGACCGCAGCGAGATCGCCCGGCAAGGCGGGTGGGCCAAGGGCTCCAAGGCCATGGAGGAATACTTCGAAGAGGTCGACGGCTGGGAAGACAACGCCATGAACGGGCTGCTGTGATCACCCGCAGGGGAGCGGGGGGAACAGTCGACCGAAATGTGATCACACTGGGGTGTATGGCCAGACTGCTTCCCGCCGACCTCGCCGCCCGCGCCCTGGGCATCAGTACCAGCACCCTGCGCGTATGGCGGTACCGCGGCCTCATCCAGCCCGCCGGCGGCACCCAACGACACCCCCTGTACGCCCTCGAAGACCTCCACGCCGCCCGCCAGGCACCCAAGCCCCGCCTGAGCAGCGAGAACAACGTCCCTTGCGGGGTAACGATGCGTGGGTAACGATCAGTTGCAGGCAGAACAACTCTGCCCAAAGCTCGGAGCCTCGTACTCACACCCCGCCGACTACGAGGCTCCGGATGCACCACAGGCCCGCCAGCCCTCGTACTGGCGGGCCTCCCACGTTCACGGAGCCAGCGCCGGCCGGGAAGCAGGGCGCCCCGTGAACCCCCGGCCCCCGTACCGGACACGGCCGCCTGCCAGGTAAGGCCAACTCCGTACGGGGGCCCACAACGTCACAGCACGAACACACCAGCATCACCACACCCCCACATGCCGGATCATGGCCCCGCCAGCACCAGCCATCCCTGGGGGGACCATGCACGCCCGCACCACAACCGCCGCCACCCTCGCCGTACTCGCCCTCACGCTCACCGCGTGCAGCAGCAGCGACGACAGCGACCAGGCCGCCACCAAGCCCAACACGCCAGCAGCCAGCGCAGCCGCAGCAGACGACCACCGCTACGACACCGCGCAGGACATCGCCGACGCCCTCACAGACGCAGGCTTCAAGGTCACCAAGCCGCAGAAGAAGGCTGGCGAGTCCTACATCACCAAGGTCGGCGGCTCCGGCTACGCCCTCACCATCACCGACCAGAGCCAGCCGGCCGGGCAGGCGGGCATCAACATGTTCCCCAACCCGCAAGCCCTGGACGGCTGGGTCGTCCTGTCCAAGCAGTTCGGCGGCGTCGCCGTCACCCGCGACGCCTGGGCCATCACCCTGCCGACACGCGACGAGCCCGCTCTCGCCGACAGCAAGCGCATGGCCCCGAAGATCGCCGAAGCGCTGGACGGCACCGTGCAGCAGTAGCCGGCACCCACACCGAGGCCCTGCCCAACGGCGGGGCCTCCGTCATGCCAGGGGGACGCGTGGCCACCGACCGCAGCGAGCTCGTCTCCTACGAGTTCCGGCAGATCCGCGGCCGCGTCCTCGCCGAGTCCGACGTGTGCATCGTCTGTGGCCACGGCCACGCCACCGCCGTCGACCACATCCAGCCCGTCAGCAAGGGCGGCGCCCGCCTCGACCCCGACAACCTCGCCCCGATCCACGGCAACCGCGGCTGCCCCGTCTGCCTCCGCAAGTGCAACGCCGAGAAGGGCGACCGACCCCTGGCCACCGTCGTCCAGCTCCGCACCAGCGTCGACTGGTTCGCCGGCCCCTGAAGACCCCACCCCCCCTTGGACCCCCACCCCCCCCTCTGCCAGGGGGCACCCCTCCACCCCGGGCGGCGGGCCGACACGAGAGGACAGCAGCACCATGACCGACACCACCGAGCAGCCCTGGACCCTCGACCACGACCTCGTCGTCCTCAACCAGACCGAGGCCCGACCCGGGGAGGCAGACACAGACGGTAACCAGTGGCTGGACTGCCGTACCACCGGCAAGGTCATCGCCGTCTGCACGTGCGGCTACACCAGCGGACTGGTGGACCCCACCACCCTCACCGACAGGGCAACGCTCCTCGCCGCTCACCCATCGGCCATGAGCGTCCTCGGCCGCGCCACCAAGCCCGCCGAAGCAGGCCGTAACCGCAGGTCAGAGCTGTGATCAGTCCGAGTCGGCTCCGGACGGCCGCCGGTCTTTAGCCAGACGGCCGATCCCTACCCCGCGCCCCCCTGCCATTTTTCTCCCCCCGGCGCGATCACGGCCGGACGATCATGGAAGGGGGCGCCGTGGCGAGGCAGCCGAAGCGCGAGCCGGGCCCGGTGGAGCGTACGGTGCGTGACGACGTGGAGCAGCTCGGGGACCTGGTCGGCGTCGAGCCGTCCCTGTCCGAGATGGCCTACGCCCTGGCCCGGGAGATCGACGCCGGCGGCGGGGAGGACGGCAAGCAGCTCCCCTCACTGAACCGCGAGCTCCGGCAGACGCTCGCCCAGCTGCTGGAGGGGCGGGCCGCTGACGATGACGACGACCTCGGAGACCTGGGCTCCCCCGACTGAGTTCGCGGAGGATCTGCGGGAGCGGTACGGGCTGGAGTGCCCGCCGCGCTGGGGGACGCCGCGGCACCCGGACCGGCCGTCGCTGGGCCCGAAGCTGTGGAAGGTCATGGCCAAGCTCGGGGCGCCGCCGATGCCGTGGCAGAAGTACGTGTCCGACGTGGCCCTGGAGATCGACCCGGACACGGGCCTGTTCGCGCACCGCGAGGTGGGCCTGTCGGTGTCGCGGCAGCAGGGCAAGACCGAGCTGTGCCTGGGGGCGCAGGTCCATCGGGCGCTGGCCTGGCCGCGGCAGAACATCGTGTACGCAGCGCAGGACCGGAACATGGCGCGGCAGCGCTGGGAGGACGAGTTCTGGGAGAAGATCGCCGCGTCCGCGCTGGCGTCCCGGGCCCGGATCCGTAAGACGAACGGGAACGAGAAGATCCTGTGGCCGGGGACCCGGTCGCGGATGGGCATCACCGCGAACACGGAGACCGCCGGCCACGGTCCCGCTCTGGACCTGGGGTTCATCGACGAGGCGTTCAAGCACGAGGACGATCGCCTCGAGCAGGCGTTCTCCCCGGCGATGACGACGCGTCCGATGGCTCAGTTGTGGTGGGCGTCGGCGGGCGGCACGACCAAGAGCGTGTGGCTGAACAAGAAACGGGCCCGCGGCCGGGAGGTCATCGAGGCGCTGTGGAAGGCGCTCGCCGAGGACCCGCTCGCAGCGCGGCCGCGGGTCGCCTACTTCGAGTGGTTCGCTCCGGAGGACATGCCCCGCGACGACCCGGCGACCTGGTACGCGACGCTGCCAGCGCTGGGGCACACGGTGACGGAGGACGTCATCCGTGCGGAGCTGGAGAAGATGGCGCCTGCGGAGTTCGACCGGGCCTACCTGAACCGCACCAGGAAGCCGACGCCGCCGGTGGATCCGAACGTGCCGAAGGCGGCGTGGCCGGGCCTGGCCGACGTCGGCTCCAAGCCGGTGCCGTCGTCGGTGGCGCTGGCGGTGGACGTGTCCAAGGACCGGTCGCACGCGTCGATCGGTGCGGCCTCGGTGCGCGCGGACGGCAGGGTGCACCTGGAGGTGGTGGCCCGCAGGCCGGGCACGGACTGGGTGGTGCCCGCGCTGGTGAAGCTGCGTGCTCTGTGGTCGCCGGTCGCGGTGGCGATCGCGTCGTCGGGTGCGCCGGCCGGTTCGCTCATCGACGACCTGTCGGGTGCGGGGATTGAGTCGCCGAAGGACAGGGCCCACCCGCAGCGCGGCGACCTGGCCGTCATGCGGGCGGGGGACATCACGGAGGCGTGCGGGCAGCTGGCCGACGCCATGAACCAGGGCACGGTCCGGCACACGGACCAGGTGCCGTTGACGGCCGCGGTGAACGGGGCCCGCACGCGCCGTAACGGGGACGCCTGGCAGCTGGACCGCACGGCCTCGCCGGTGGATATCAGTCCGTTGTGCGCGGTCACGTTCGCCCGCTGGGCGCTGCTGGTGCGGGGCCCGCAGGTCGAAGAGGACTACGACGTCAGCGACTCGTTCGCGTAGGGAGGCACGTATGGGCGCCTGGTCGAAGGTGCGGCGCGTCTTCACTCGGGACGCGAACCTGGCGACGCCGGAGGAGCTGCTGGCCGCGCAGCGCGAGGAGCGCGCGGGGCAGGGCGGGGTGCACGTCACGAAGGAGACAGCGCTGCGGCAGTCCGCGGTGTGGGCGTGCCTGCGCCTGCGGGCCGACCTCATGTCGTCGTTCCCCATCGACGTGTACCGCAGGGTCCAGGGTCTCCAGGTGGAGGTGCCCAAGCCGCCTGTGCTGGTCTCTCCGGGCGGAACGGAGATGGGTGTCAAGGAGTGGGTGTGGTCCACCGAGTTCGACCTGGACCGGGGCGGGAACTGCTTCGGCATCATCACCGAACGGTCCGGCGTGATCGGCCCGGACGGGCGGGGCCTGCCCGGCAGGATCGACCTGGTGGAACTGGGCTCGGTCAGCGTCCGGGCCACAGGCTCCCGGATCACGAAGTACGTCATCGACGGCAAGGACTACGAGCCGTGGGACGTGTGGCACGAGAAGCAGTACACGGTCGCCGGCCTGCCGCTCGGTCTGTCGCCGGTGGCGTTCGCCGCCTGGTCCATCGAGCAGTCCCTGAACGCGATGCAGTTCGCCCGGGACTGGTTCGCCGCGGGCATCGTCCCGTCGGGCACGCTGAAGAACAACGCGAAGACCATCGACAAGCGGCAGGCCGGAGAGGCCCGCTCCGCGTTCCGGGCTGCGGTCTCCAACGGTGACGTGTTCGTCCACGGCCAGGACTGGGAGTACAAGCCGGTCGCCGCCGTCGCCCAGCAGTCCCAGTTCCTTGAGGCGCAGCAGGTCAGCAACAGCGACATTGCCCGGTTCTTCGGCTGCCCCGGCGACCTCATCGACGCCGCGGTGTCCGGGTCCAGCGTCACCTACGCCAACCTGACCCAGCGCAACCTCCAGTTCCTCATCATGAATCTCGGGCCTGCGGTGGGCCGCCGCGAGGAGGCGTTCAGCCGGCGCCTCGTGTCCGGCCCCCGGATCGTGAAGCTGAACACCGACGCGCTGCTGCGCATGGACCCGCAGACGCGGGCGCTGGCGCTGAAGACCCAGGTCGACTCGCGTGTGCTCGCCCCCTCCGAGGCCCGCGCCATTGAGGACCGGCCGCCGTTCACCGAAGACCAGCTCGCCGAGTTCGACCGGCTGTTCGGCTCGCGCACCGCACCGACCCCGCCCACGACCGCCGTACCGGGAGCCCCGTCATGACCTCATCCGCGCTCGCCGCCGCTGCGGCGGAACGGGCCCAGAACATCCGCCAGCGTGCTGACCGCCCGTCGCAGCGCCGCAGCTCTGAGCAGGCCGGCGCCCGCGCTGTGGTCCGCGCGGCGCTGTCCGGCGTCCAGGTCCGTGAGACCGGCGACGCCACCACGCTGGAGTTCACCGGGCACGCCTCGGTGTACGAGCGGGGCTATGAGATGTGGGACGCGTTCGGCCCGTACACGGAGGTCGTCGCGGCGGGCGCGGGCGCCGACTCCCTGGTCCGCTCCGACCTGGACGTGCCCCTCGTGCTCGGCCACGACCAGCTGCGCCGCCTGGCCCGCACGTCGACCGGCACCCTGTTCCTCACCGAGGACGCCAACGGGCTGCACGTCCACGCCCCGGCGCTGGACCCGAACGACCACGACGTGGCGTACATCGCGCCGAAGCTGAAGGCCGGCCTCATCGACGAGATGAGCTTCGCCTTCCGAATCGAGTCGGGCCAGTGGTCCCCGGACTACAGCGAGTACCGCATCAACCGGTACGACATCCACCGCGGCGACGTTGCGATCGTCGGCTACGGCGCCAACCCCCACACCGGGGCGAGCATGCGCCAGCCCGCGGCCGCGCCGCAGACGGGCCGGGCCCGCGCGCTGCTGGAACTGGGCATCGCCCGCGCCTGACCCTCATGAACTTCCCCGCCGACCGGCGGGGTTCTGCCCTGCGCTCTGCGCGCACGAGACCACCTGGCGCACTGCCTCGGGTGGCCGTCTGACCTGGACACGGGGCGTCTGGTATCCACACCGATCAAGGAGACGAGCATGACGCTCGAGCAGCTGATCGCCCAGGCGCGCACCGCGCTGGACACGGCGATCACCACCCGCAGGCAGGAGCAGGACGCCCTCGTGGCGCTGCGCTCCGAAGAGGACCTGACCGAGGACGCGGTCCGCGACCAGGTCGCCCGCCGCGACACCGCCGACGCGGAGGTCACCCGCCGTCAGGAGGCGCTGGCCGAACTGGAGTCGGAGCAGGCCCGTGAGGAGGAGCTGGCGGCTCTGGCCTCCCGCACCGTCCCCGCCGCGACCCGCGCCCCGGCCTACGACCGGGTTGCCCGCGTCGGCGCGGAGGAGCGCACCTACCGGCCCGACCTGGACCGGCGTGGCGCGATGTTCCAGAGCGACGTCGTCGCTTCGGCCCTCGGGGCGGAAGGGAACTTCGAGGCGCGGGAGCGTCTCGCCCGGCACATGCAGGAAGAGCGCGTGGAGCGCGGGGACCAGCTCCAGCGTGCGGCGGGCACCGGTGCGTTCGCCGGCCTGGTCGTGCCGCAGTACCTGACCGACATGTACGCCCCGGCGGCGCAGGCCAACCGGCCGTTCGCCGACGCCATCCGCCGGCACGTCCTGCCGTCGCAGGGCATGCAGGTCAACATCTCCCGTGTCACCACCGGCTCCGAGGTCGACAACCAGTCGGCGGAGAACGCGCCGGTCGACGAGCAGGACATGGACGACACGAACCTGGCCATCGCGGTGCAGACCGCGGCCGGCCAGCAGACCCTGTCCCGCCAGGCCATCGAGCGTGGCGCCGGTGTGGAGGCCGTCGTCCTGGACGACCTGTTCCGCCGGTACAACACGAACCTGGACGGCAAGCTGCTGAACCAGGCGACGACCGGCCTGTCCGCCGTGGCGACCGCGGTGACGTACACGGACGCCGACCCGTCCGCGGTGGAGCTGTACCCGAAGCTCATCGAGGGCCTGGCCGGCGTCGAGGCCGCACTGCTTGACATGGCGTCCGGCGAGAACATCGCGGTCATGCACTCGCGCCGCTGGTACTGGCTTCAGAACGCGATGGCGTCCACGTGGCCGCTCATCACCCAGCCCGGCGTCGTCGCGCAGACCCTCGGCGCGAACTACGCCCAGGCCTACGGGCGCGGCGTGCGCGGCATGCTGCCGAACGGCACCCCGGTCATCGTCGACAACAACGTGGCGACGAACCTCGGCACCGGCACCAACGAGGACGAGGTCTACCTCGTGGACCGGCAGGAGTGCCACCTGTGGGAGGACCCGGACGCCCCGATGTACATCAGGGCTGAGCAGGCCAAGGCCGCCAGCCTCGGTGTGCTGCTGGTCGTGTACGGCTACTACGCCTACACCCACGCCCGCTACCCGCAGGCGCGGAAGATCAGCGGCACCGGTCTGGTCACGCCGACCTTCGCCTGATCCCTCGCCGCGCTGGGCCCGCCCCGCAGCCGGGCGGGCCCTCGTGGCCCCACCCTCCGATCCTTCCGGGAGACAGCCATGACCGAAGACCCGATGGTCGCTGCGCTGCTGCGTGAGCGTGAGGGCTGCGTCCAGCGCGGCCTGGACGCCCGCGTCGCGGCGATCGACGAACAGCTCAAGGCGCGCGGTCACACCCCGCCGAAGACCGACGCCAAGCCC